GTCTGTATGCTTGAGTGAAACGAACAACACAGAAAGTGATACATAATGAATATAAAAGAACATATAAGTGATATGAACTTAGTTAATGGTGAAACTAAACGTACTAACTGCCCAGTATGTGGGGGAGTTAAAACATTTACAGCCACCAATAACATGGGTCAGCTTGTATGGAACTGTTACAAAGCAGGGTGCCGTGTGTCTGGTGGGACACGTGTGCACCTTACCAGTGACGATATCCGTAAGTCACTAGGCACTGTAGCTGCTGAGACAGAGGCAGTCACATTCCAGAAACCTGAATGGATTGTACGTGACGTTGATGCAGTGTCAGAGTTCTGTAATCAGTGGGACATTGATCCCGTGTCACTTGGATTGTTGTATGATGTTCGTGAACACCGTGTCGTATTTCCTGTGGTACATAACAATATCATGGTAGATGCCACTGGCAGAGCACTAGGAAAAAAGTTACCAAAGTGGAAAAGATATGGTAAAAACCCCTTGCCGTATGTGTATGGATGTGGTAAAACTGGGGTAGTCGTTGAGGACTGTGTGAGTGCCGCCATTGTGGGTGCGACAGGCAGTTCTGGATGCTTGGAGAGTGGGGTGTATGTCGGGGTAGCAGTGTTGGGCACCTCACTCTCTGAGGCACATAAGCAGTACTTATCACACCTCAAGACTGTTATCATTGCACTTGACCCCGATGCTTTACCAAAGACACTGCAATTTGCAAAAGAACTACGTGGTTATGTAGAGAATGTAAAAGTATTACGTTTGACAGATGACCTGAAATATCGTAACCCTACCGACATAAACAATTTACTAGCACTAGGAGAAACATAATGGAATTATCACTTGTACGCAGCTTAATGGACAAGGAGTTCTACGACGATCATCGTGGAGCCAAGTGTCCTGATCGGCTGTTCAGCAAAGATGTACGTAAGATCAAGCAGTCAATCGACAAAGCTATGGATCGTTACGAACGTACCGTAACACCTGACGAGATAGAGGCATTGTTCATGTCGAACAATCCAACACTCACCACTGCACAGAAACAAGCTTACAGTTCACTGTTTCATCAGATAAAGAAAGAGTCACCTATGGGTAGTGACGTAGCACAAGAAGTGCTGTCTAAGCTGTTTCAACAGGTGGTGGGTGAGGACATTGCTAACCTTGGCTTTGACTATGTGAATGGTAGCAAGGGTAGCTTGGAACCACTACGTGACATCCTTGAACGTTATTCAGATGACTTCACACCTGACCTACGTATTGAATGGGATGACATTGACATTGAAACTTTGCTTGCAAAGAATGATTTGGAATCACAGTGGACATTCAACATACCTACCCTGACACGTAAGGTAGAGGGCGTGAATGCGGGTCATCTTATTGAGGTAGGTGCACGTCCTAACACAGGTAAGACATCGTTCCACGCCTCTCTTATCGCTGCTCCGAATGGGTTTGCGCATCAGGGTGCCAAGTGTGTCATTCTGTGTAACGAGGAAGCATCACACCGTGTAGGTGCACGGTACTTGACTGCCGCCACAGGCATGACAATGCAAGAGGTGAAGGACAACCCTGCCCGTGCTCGTGATCTGTACTCTGTGGTCAAGGACAACATCAAGATCAAGGATGCCAGTGACCGTGACATGTCATGGGTGGAGTCAGTATGCAAGTCATACAAACCTGACATTGTGATCCTTGATATGGGTGACAAGTTTGCTAAGGCAGGTGGGTATGCCCGTCCTGATGAAGCGTTGAAAGCTAATGCTATCTATGCCCGTCAGATTGCTAAGGCGCACAACTGTGCGATCTTCTACATGTCTCAGCTTTCTGCTGATGCAGAGGGTAAGGTTCTATTGAACCAGAGCATGATGGAAGGTTCACGTACAGGTAAGGCAGCAGAGGCTGACCTTATGGTATTGATTGCCAAGAACCCTGTGGTTGACGGGCAAGAGGAAGAAGATACACAACGTCACTTGAATGTTGTGAAGAATAAACTATCTGGATGGCATGGTGTTGTACACTGTGATCTGGAATACAAAACTGCGAGGTATCAAGTATAATGGAAGTAACATACATTGATCACATGGGTAGTGATCTATCAGTAGTGAATGCTGCACGTGTCAGCTTCGGTAAGAAATCAGAATGGCATCAACGCATCTATACAGGTGAGCCAAACATTCTGAAAACTAAGGATGCCAAGCTAATACGTTATCTAGCTAAACACAAACACAAGTCACCTTTCAATCACACGTTTGCAACGTTCCACATTAAGGCACCTGTGTTTGTGGCACGTCAGCTAGTCAAGCACGAGTACATGCCGTGGAACGAGATCAGCCGTAGGTATGTGGATGATGATCCTGAGTTCTATCAACCTGATGTGTGGCGTGGACGTAGTGAAGACAAGAAGCAGGGCAGTGATGGTGTGATCAATGACATACGTCCATCAGTTGCACGTAACATGGTTGAAGACTGTCGTCAAAACTACAACTACCTGTTAGCCAAGGGCGTATCCCCAGAGCAAGCACGTATGGTACTGCCACAGTCAACAATGACAGAGTGGTACTGGTCAGGCACACTGTTCGCCTTTGCTAAGATGTGTAGCCTACGTATGAAGTCAGACACACAAGAAGAAACACAGTTAGTAGCACAGAAGGTTGCTTTGACTATGGCTAAGATATACCCCGTATCATGGGATGCATTGATGGAGTACGCAGAATGACAGGAAGAATTGGAGTAGAACAAGTAGAGGAACACGAAGATGGCAGTGCCACATATCAGTTTCACTTGGATAACGACTGTGCTAAGTTGCTACAGGAAGAAGGGCTGAAGCTAGTACTATACTGTGCAGCAGCCAAGCTTGATCTTCAGATAGTGTATGACTTTATTGAGGATCACATCAAGTATCAGAAAGATGAACTAACAGAGTATGTGTTTGGAGCAAACGATGACGAAGATACGTCCAATGACTGACGAAGAAAGAAACCGTGCCAGAGAAAAGGAGAAAGCAAACATGAATGCAGATGAAATTGATTCCGTATCTTTGATAGAACAGATGAAGCGGTTAAACCTGACAGTAACCGAAGCAGTAGAAGCTATGAATATATTCGCTAACGATAAACAATTCCAAAAAGAACTTGACGAAGCATATAGAAACATGGTAGTTGATGACTGGGAATACTGGCACGAAGGAGATATTGAATAAATGAAACACCTTACCCTCGACGTAGAAAACACTGTGGTAAAACGTAACGGCAAGCTACACCTTGATCCGTTTGAACCAGAGAATACATTAGTTCAAGTGGGTATGCTAGATGATCTTGGAAATGAAAGCATTGTAACTTTTGATCACTCTGAGCAACCACCCACACCAGAGGGGCGGTACATTGTCCAGAAAGCATTGGATGAAACCGCCCTTCTAATTATGCACAACGCAGCACACGACTTGATATGGTTGTGGGAGTCAGGGTTCACCTATGAAGGTGCAATCTTTGATACCATGTTAGGTGAGTACGTGCTGCAACGTGGGCAGAAGGAACCCCTGTCTCTTGAGGCTTGTGCTGAACGGTACAACCTTGACACAAAGAAGCAGGATACCCTGAAGGAGTACTTCAAGCAGGGTTACTCTGTACGTGACATTCCACATGCAGAGTTATCAGAGTACCTCTCCCACGACTTACATGCTACGCAGCAACTGTATCTTCGTTTGCAGACATCATTCGAGGAATGCACTTCACTGGCAGGAACAATCACACTGACCAATCAGTTGGCTGTACACCTTGCCAAGATTTATCAGCGTGGCTTCACTGTTGATATGGAAGCACTTGAAGATGTGCGTAAAGAGTTTGAACAGGAACGTGACCAGTTGGTTGCTGATCTTAACGAACAGATACGTGATCTTATGGGTGATCGTCCTATCAACTTGAACAGTCCAGAACAATTGTCGTGGGTTATCTACAGCAAGAAACCCAAGGACAAGAAAGTATGGGCAGATTTGTTTGATGACTTTCGTATGTCTGACACAGAATATCGTAGCACAGTACGTCAGAACAGTGTGACGTTGTACAAACAGAAAGCAAAGCAGTGCCGTGTATGTAATGGTACTGGTCAAATCAGAAAGGTAAAGAAAAATGGAACACCATTTGCTAGAACAAATAAGTGTAGCTCCTGTGATGGGATTGGCTATAATTTTATGGATATTGTATCAAGTGTTGCGGGGTTAAAGTTCAATGCTCCAACTTCAAAATGGGCTTCAGCCAACGGTTTCGCAACAAGTAAAGATAAGCTTGAATACCTTGAAGGTGTCGCTAGAGAACGTGATATGCAAGACGCAGTGTTGTTCTTACAACGAGTACGCCGTTTGTCTGCCGTTGATACATATCTCTCAAGCTTTGTGGAAGGTATCTCAACACATGTAAAACAAGACGGTAAGCTGCACGTCAGGTTACTACAACACCGCACTGCTACTGGACGTTTGTCTGGTGCCGATCCTAACATGCAGAACATGCCACGTGGTGGTACGTTCCCTGTGAAACGTGTGTTCAAGTCACGTTGGGATGGTGGTGAGATCATGGAAGCTGACTTTGCACAACTTGAATTTCGTGTTGCTGCATTCCTATCACAGGACAAGACTGCCATTGACGAGGTGACCACAGGCTTTGATGTACACTCCTACACTGCACAGGTTATCACTGATGCAGGACAGAACATGTCACGCCAAGAGGCCAAGGCACATACATTTGCTCCGTTATATGGTGCCAGTGGATTTGGTCGTACACCTGCTGAGGCTGCGTACTACGAGCAGTTCACTAAGAAGTACTCAGGTATAGGCAAGTGGCACAAAGAGCTTGCACGTGAGGCTCTGGCTACTGGTAAGATCAAAACACCATCTGGTCGTGAGTTCTCTTTCCCTGATGTTACTCGACGTGCTAATGGTACTGTGACATTTTTCACACAGATTAAAAACTTTCCTGTACAATCGTTTGCCACGGCTGACATTGTACCTATATCCCTGATATACATCGACAAGCTATTAGGGGCTAATCAAATGCAATCATGCATCGTCAATACCGTACACGACTCCATCGTGATTGATGTGCATCCCAACGAGAAGGACAAAGTATTACGGATTATTCATGCAGCCAATGACCGACTGCTTGCTATCGTCAATAAGAAGTGGAAACTGGATTTCAATGTACCACTTTTATTGGAAGCAAAAATCGGTCCGAATTGGCTTGACACAAAAGACGTGTCATGATATAACTAAGAACTCGCAAACAGAAAAGGAGATTTATAATGAATCAAGTAGCAACAATTAACACTGGTAACTTCAACGCAATGGCAGAAGCAATGGGCATGTCTGTTGACAACAATCAGAAGTCACAGGCAAGCACACTTGCACGTTTACGTATTAATCACTCAGCTATCATGGGTGAGGAAACAGTGAACGGTAAGAAGGTAAAGATGGAAGTTGTATCAGGTGGTACATACAAGTTGGAAATCCCTGATGGGCCAACGTACTATGCATCTACTGCGACTATTCGTCCGTACCTACAACGCTTCATGTACAAGCGTTTCATCAAGGGTAGTGACACTACACCTAATCGTTATGTCAAAACACTTATGGCTAACGATCTGAACAGTGACATGAAGGACAATGACGGTGGCTTCAACTGTGGTAAACCTGCGGGTTACATTGAGGACTTCAAAGCATTGCCTGAGAAAACACAAGAGTTGATCCGTCAGATCAAACGTGTTCGTGTCATGTTCGGTACAGTTCAACTGCATGATGTTACTGATGCACAAGGTAATCCAGTCGAACTAGATGAACAGGCATTCATCTGGGAGATTGAAAACCGTGATGCATTTAAAACTGCGGGAACACTGTTCAACAAGCTAGGCAAGATGCGCCGTTTGCCAGTGCAGCACAACATCAAAGCTGCAACTGAAGAACGTTCATTGCCTAACGGTAGTTCATTCTACCTACCTACGTTGGCTCTTGATCTGAACGAGACACTTGATGTGTCGGACGCAGAGCAGGAAACATTTGCCAACTTCCTAGCATGGGTGGAGAATTATAACGAGTACATCAAGGGTGCTTGGAATGATAATGCGTACAAGAATGATGACACAGATACGGATACTGTTGAGTCATTCGTTGATATTGACGCAGAGGATTTCGTGTAATGAACCACCCTGCTGAACTAAAGCTGCACCAGTTTATGACGGATGCTGCCAATGGAAAGAGCACGTTCACTGAGGAACAGGCTAAGTCTATTGGTGCAGAGGTTGCTGAGGCAGTGCTTCGTCAGTTCGGCAGTGGTAAGTCACGGGATGAGTTTACACTTAGGATGTCCAACGTTGGGCGTCCTACTTGTCAACTGTGGTTTCAAAAGAACCATCCCGAAAAGGCTCTACCAAAGCCGAGCACATTCGTAATGAACATGATGATAGGAGACATTGTTGAGGCTGTTTTTAAAGGTCTGCTTAAAGCTGCTAGTGTGGAGTTTGAAGACACTGATAAAGTTAGCCTTACAGTGGGAGATAGTAATGATACTAGGGTTTCTGGTTCTTATGATCTTGTCATAGATGGTGCTGTTGATGACGTGAAGTCAGCATCACCGTGGTCCTACCAGAACAAGTTTGATTCCTTCGGCACACTAGCTAAGGGTGATGGATTTGGATACGTAGGGCAGCTTGCAGGTTATGCCAAAGCATCTGGCAAACGTGTAGGTGGATGGTGGGTCGTGAACAAAGGCAATGGTGACTTTAAATACGTACCTGCCGATGGACTTGACCTTGATAAAGAACTTGATAAAATCAAGTCAACTGTTGAAACGGTGAACAACAACGAGTTCAAACGTTGCTTCAGTCCAGTGCCTGAGTTCTTTCGTGGTAAACCCACAGGGAATAAGGTACTAAATGACAACTGTCGTTTCTGTGATTTCAGATACGAGTGTTGGCCCACGATGGTTGAAGAACCATCACGTATGAGTAAAGCAAAAGACCCCAAGACGGTGGCATACATAGAGGATTAATTATGTTAGGTGATTCAGAGATAGAAGAACTACAAAATGAAATAGCTGCTCTTGAGGAACAGCTTACTGCTCTAAAGACAGAGCTACGAGACAAACGATTTGCAGGTGTACGTGAAGCAATGAAAGCACGTAAGGAAGCAGATCAGCTATTGAGTGAAGAACTCAAGGCATTAGGTGTACGCCGTGTGAACTGGCATCCGTTTATCTAATGAACGGTAAGCAGTTCAAGGCTGCGTTAAAGCATGGGTATAGGAGTGGGCTAGAGATCAAAGTAAAAGATTACTTGAAGGAGAAGAAAGTCAAGTTCAAGTATGAAGCCATCAAGATTGAATGGGAAGATTTGATGTACCGCACCTATACCCCCGACTTTATACTTGCAAACGGTATCATCATAGAGGTGAAAGGAAGGTTCACATCAGATGATAGACGCAAACACGTAGCAGTAAAGAAGCAGCATCCTGATCTTGACATACGATTTGTATTTGAAAATAGTAAACGTAAGTTAAGCAAAGGGGCAAAGACAACATACGCCACATGGTGTGAAAGAAATAAATTCTTATATGCAGATAGGGTTATTCCAGAAGAATGGTTGAAAGAGAAAGGTGTTGACAATCATCCAGACTTAGTAGTATTTCCTTATGACAAAATAAAAAGGAGCTAAACATATGCTAAA